TATGAAAAAGGTTCCAACATTCAGGGTGCTACTGCCTTTTTCTATGCTGGAGATAAAATTGGAATCGGGACATCTGGTCCAACAGAAACTTTAGATGTTCGTGGTGGTATTACTGCATCTGGTGGATTATATGTTGGTGGTGGTGCAACATTTGATGAAGTAACTGTTCGTGGTGGTATTACTGCTTCTGGTGGATTATATGTTGGTGGTGGTGCAACATTTGATGAAGTAACTGTTCGTGGTGGTATTACTGCTTCTGGTGGATTATATGTTGGTGGCGGTGCAACATTCGGTGGTAATTTGGGTTTAACTGGATCTAGTTTTATAATGTTCCCAGATGGCACAACACAAAGTCAAGGTGCATTAACAAGATATACACACGACAGCGCGACCGGTGCTTCAATCAAAGATGTGGGCGGACCAGATTCCGAACATGTTCCTAGTATATTTGATATCTACAGTGAGGATTTGAGTGTTAGTCTGTCTTCTGGAATGGCGATGGCGGGTCCTGAATATCTGCTTCGGTATGTTCTTTCGGTTGGTTCTAATATGCCAGTGTTAGATGGAAGCAGTCAGACATGGACTGGTACTAACGGAAATGTATTCACAACGCCGATAGGTTCTAAGTTTTATGCGGGCGGAAGCGCACTAGAAGTCCTTAGATCCATTGCGGACTCTTCTGCTACCCATATGGGGGTAACTGCTGGAGAAATAACATTTAAAGTTTCTGGAACAGATATCCTTAGTTTAGACACAGATATCCATGCTCACGTTGGCATTTCCGCAGATGCAGGTATAACTTTTGGTGGAGCAATCAATTGTCAGGACCAAGAGGTAACAAGACCAAAACTCAAAGATTATTCTGAAACTGCATTAGCAACTAGTAGCAAGAGTGCTTCCTTCAATGTTGATTTTGAAAGTGGTAATGTTCAATCCTTTACTTTTGCAGATGACCTTACAGTGAGTTTCACTAACCCACCTGCAAGTGGCACAGCAGGAACAGTTACACTTATTATAGCAAACGGTGGAGCAAACACAACAACATGGAACTCCGCAGTAAAATGGCCAGGAGATAACGCACCCGCACTCACATCGTCTGGTACAGATATTGTTTCGTTTATGACAATCGATGCAGGAACTACCATTTACGGATTCGTTGGTGGAATCAACTTCTCATAGGATATAACATAATGGCAATATTTCCAAACAACCCCTCAACTGATGATCAGATAACTCTTGGTGACATAACATATTCATGGAATGGAACTGCTTGGGAAATTTATAACAAACCCATTCCAAGACAAACTTATGTTGAATCGAGCAGTCCACCATCTAGTCCACAAGAAGGCGATGTGTGGAAAAACACATCAATAGAAAAAAAATTCAAATATCTGGGTCAAGAAAATGTATGGATTGAAAGATAGTAACGATGTTAGGTGCAAGTAGAGCAACAAATACAAGAGAGTTTCAACTCTTACAAACTAATGTGATTACTTCTACAGGAAGTCAAATTTATGACATTCCCGCAGGCACACGTTATCTTGAAATTGAAATGTGGGGTGCAGGCGGTGGCGGTGGTGGAACTAAAGCAGTAGCCACAGGCAGAGGATACACTTACAGGGCAGGCGGCGGTGGCGGTGGTGGAGCATACCTCAAGAAAACTTATTATGGTGCTGCGGACATGCAAGAAGGTGATAAATTGGCAGTCTCTGTCGGCGCAGGTGGGGGTGGAGGTGCTAACAATACAGCAGGTTCAGCAGGTGGAGATACAACACTCAGCATACACACACGGGGAATGTCTACCATTACAACATTTAGTAGTGTAGTCGCAAATGGCGGAAAAGGCGGAGAAAGTGATAGCAACTCTGCGGGAGGTGCAGCAGGAGCAGCAACCAACGGAGACACAAACACAAGCGGAAATGCTGGCGGAGACGTCTCCGCCAACTACGGTGGTGATGGGGGTGATGGTGCTGATCCAAATGGAGGATCAGGCGGGGCCAACGGTTCTCCACTTATCGCAGATTCTGACAACGGAAACTCACCAGGCGGTGGTGGTGGTGGATCAAACGGCTCGGGGACGAATCCCGCTTCAGGAAGTGGAGCAGATGGAAAAGTTATTGTAAAGGCGTATGGATGAAATTGATACTAAAAAGGATCTTATATTATGTTAAAATACTACAAATTATATGAAGATGTCATTGCGCCAGAATTTGCGACTCATGGTGCAGCCTGTTTTGACATTTATGCACACCTTGGAGAGAAGATCGTTTCATCACGACCTAATCCAAAGGTGGTGGTTTATACGATGGACAACAAGAAGGAAGAACGAGAGGTCAAGATGTGGGCCGGTGGTGGTGGTACGTTCTATACTGGCGTTGAACTTCATCCAGCAGAAAGAGTGCTTGTTCCAACAGGACTCATCTTTGACATCCCAGAAGGATATTCTGTTCGCCTCCATCCCCGGTCAGGTGTGTCTCTCAAGCAAGGATTGATTATGCCAAATAGTGAGGGGATCATTGATTCTGATTACTATCACCAGACATATGTGATGCTCTATAACGCCAGTGCCGATATGATTCGTATCAAACATGGAGAGAGGATAGCACAAGGGGAACTCCAGAAAACACTTGACTATTCTCTAAAAGAGACTACAATACAACCTGAACAGACTACCGAACGTATCGGTGGTTTTGGTAGTACCGGAGTGGCTTGATGGCGAAAAGAGAATCAAAACCTTGGGGAATCTGGGTGATGTCTTTAGAGAAATGGATGATGGACTCACCGACCAGAAAGTCAAGATTTAGATTACGCCGTGATGCAGCAAAAGAAGCAGACGAAATGAACCGAGCCTGGAAAGGCAGGAAACATGATTATGAAGCAAGGAAAATATAATGAATCGTAAAGAATTGTTTGAGCATCACAAGAAACTTTGTGGTGAAGCATTATCGTTAATGGAAAAGAAAAATCATGATTATGCAGGAGAAGGTGGGGACACTCCTTTTGCAAATTTTACTCGTTCAGAGGATATGGGAATCTGTAGCACGGAGCAAGGATTTCTTGTACGGGTTTGTGATAAACTATCACGACTCTCAACATTCACTTCTGCTGGAACTTTAAAAGTAGATAATGAAAGTTACCATGATGCGGTTGTTGATATTATAAATTATATGGTTTTGTTTAGTGGCTTTTTAAAAGACAAGAATGAATAATTATTACACCAACGTAGCAATGCGGGGTAAATATATCTTCTATAGAGGTAGGGACGAGAACGGAACGCCCTTCAACATAAAAGAAGAATTTCACCCCACAATGTTTGTTCCATCTAAAGAGAGAACACAATTTAGAACATTGGATGGTGTCTTTGTTGAACCAATTAAACCGGGAAACATTCCAGACACCAGAGAGTTCATCAACAAATACCAAAGCGTAAATGGGTTTGAGATTTATGGGAACAATGATTTTATATATCAGTTCATTGGTGCAAACTATAAGGGTGAAGTTAAATATGATTTTTCAAAGATCAAGGTTGCAACAATAGACATCGAGTGTGAATCTGAAGATGGTTTCCCACACCCACAAGAAGCAAATGAGAAAATCAATGCAATCACAGTGGACTATAATGGATGGAAATACGTCTATGGTTTGGGTAAATTTAATCTTGCAGAGTCACCATACGATGGGAAACTGAGACAGTTTCAATTTGACAATGAAGAAGAATTATTAGAATCATTTCTTGCAACGTGGGAATTTGAATCACCAGATATCATCACAGGGTGGAACGTAAGATTCTTCGACATTCCATATCTCGTCAATCGTTTGTCTATAGTTCTTGGAGAGACAGTAGCAAAACGAATGTCACCTTGGAGGATTCTTAAAGAACGAAACATCAAGAAGATGAATCGTGAGAATCAGACATACGAATTGGTTGGAATTGCAACGTTAGATTATTATGAACTTTATCAAACGTTCACATATGTTAATCAAGAATCGTATCGTTTAGATCACATTGCATTTGTAGAGTTGGGCGAAAAGAAGTTGTCGTATGATGAATATGATAGCATGGCTACATTTTACAAGAAGGACTTCGAGAGATTCGTTGAGTATAACGTGAAGGACGTTGAGTTGGTCCTCAAACTCGAAGATAAAATGAAGTTGTTGGAACTAGCAGTATCTCTTGCATATTCAGCGAAGGTGAATTTCGCAGATGTGTTTGGACAAGTGCGAACGTGGGACTGTATCATTTACCACTACCTAATGGAACACAATATTGTAATTCCACCAAAGACAACAGGTGTGAAGAATGCTCAATATGCAGGTGCATATGTAAAGGAACCAATCACAGGGATGCATGATTGGGTTGTGTCATTCGATTTGAACAGTTTGTATCCACACCTTATTATGCATTATAACATCAGCCCTGAAACAAAAATAGATCAACCGCAAGACTTTATGATCACACCAAATTCTATACTCACAAATACAAGTGGTTTAGTTCCCGATGCAATTAAAGTACATACTGATAAAAATTATTCTGTTGCTGCAAATGGAACATGCTATACAAAGGAACATCAGGGGTTTCTTCCTGCGCTCATGGAGAAGTTGTACAAAGAACGTAAGATGTATAAAGGCAAGATGATTGAGTGTCAGAAGAAGAGACAGGAAGTTGCAAAGTCCAATACAGTAGCAATGGGCAAAGGATTGATGTGTCAGAAACTTGATAAGGAGATTGCGAAGTATAACAACTTCCAGTTGGTTCGTAAGATTCAACTCAACTCTGCTTATGGTGCAATCGGAAATGAGTGGTTTAGATATTACGACACAGATTTAGCAGAGGCTATTACTCTATCAGGACAATTAAGCATCCAATGGATTGCAAACAAACTCAACGAGTTCCTGAATGAAACAATCAACACAAAGGATTATGATTATGTTGTCGCTAGTGATACGGATAGTGTTTATTTGCGCCTTGGTAATCTTGTGGACAAAGTTTGTCTGGGCAGAACCAAAAAAGAAATAGTAGAATTCCTCGACAAAGCATCAGAGGAAATTATTCTCCCATTCATCAGGAAGCAGTACGATGAATTAGCAAGCATAATGAATGCATATGAAAATAAGATGGTTATGGATCGTGAATGTATTGCAGACAAGGGAGTTTGGACTGCAAAGAAGCGTTACATGATGCGTGTACATGATTCAGAAGGTGTTCGGTATGATCCACCGAAGCAGAAGATCATGGGAATTGAAACCACACGAAGTTCTACCCCACAGGTGGTTCGAGATTCTCTGAAGGAAGCAATCAATTTAATTCTTACCACAGACGAACATTCAGTGATAGAATTCATTGAAGGGTTTAGAAAGAAGTTTAAGACGTTTACACCAGAAGATATCGCATTCCCCCGAGGGGTAAATGGGATGGATAAGTATTCTGATAAAGGAAGCATTTACCAAAAGTCAACACCCATTGCAGTCAAGGGTAGCCTAATATACAACCATTATATTGACAAGTTGAAACTTGGAAGGAAATATAGAAAGATCATTGATGGTGATAAGATCAAATTCTTACATCTTATAAAACCAAATCCAACAGGTGGTGTTGCAGGGCAAGATCAGGTGATTGCGTTTCCAAATAGTCTTCCGAAAGAATTTAAACTTGAGGAATATATTGATTATGATAGACAATTCGAGAAAGCATTTCTTGAACCAATCAAGAAAATATTAGAGAAGATAGGGTGGAACTGGGAACAGGTTTCAACATTAGAGGAGTTTTTCGCATGAATATAATGATAGAGTATAAGGTGAAGAAACTAATAACCGAAGTATTAGAAAACACATTGAAAGAATCAAAGAGGCAAGTTTTAAATATGCAGAAAGATGAAAACTGTTCTGCACAAATATACGAACAGGCACTGGACAAATGTAAAGACTTAGAGTATGCTATACAGGAAATGGAGAGATATTCATGATAGAAGGAACACCTATGGATAAATTTATCAAACAGATGACGTTTTCGTTTATGACAGAGGGTAAGCAAATGTGGTTCCCTTGGGCAGAAGTGATTGACCCGAAACCACGCCGTCGAACCAAATTACAGAAGAAGAACAAGAAGAATGAATCCTAGAAACGTAAAACAACTAAAAGGTAACGAGTGTGAGGATATTGTATTATCATATCTTACCGGACAGGGATGGAATGCCTTTACTGCACAACACGGTAAAGGAATGGCAGATTTGGTTGTATATCATGAAGATCTTGGTTGTGTCACTTATCAGGTGAAAACTTTGACGAGACAGGGTGGTAAGCATGTTGCAACAAATGGTCTTGTCATGGAAGGTGAAAGACCAAGAATTGTTCTGAAGTTGACAGACGGAAGACGATACTACAGGGATAACAACATTGATTGGATGGTTGGAGTGGATCCCGTAACACATAATATTTATTTTTACCCTCACGATGTTTATTCAAAATGTTCTACTCAATTGACTATTGATAAAGTGAAACCAACAGAACATTTAGAAGCACCCGAATTACAATGCTTCAAAAATAAAAGAGAAATTCCAGATCTTAACGAGTTTTTGGATTAGGAGAAAAAAGAGTGACTGACTTTCTGAAAGATATTATTAAGAGTTCAGGCAACGAATACGCTGGTGTTGTGTCTGATGGAGTTGAAGGCTCAGACATTACTGGTTTTGTTGATACTGGTTCTTATGCGTTTAATGCCCTGTTGTCCGGTTCCCTATACGGCGGGATTCCCAACAATAAAATCATCGCGCTCGCGGGTGAATCGGCAACAGGCAAAACGTATTTCGCACTTGGGATGGCAAAGAAGTTTCTTGATGATAACCCCGATGGTGTCATTCTTTACTTCGATACCGAGCAAGCGGTAACGAGTGACATGATTGGTGAGAGGGGGATGGATGCAAATCGTTTTGCTATCTTCCCCGTTGCAACGGTAGAATCATTTCGTCATCAAGCGATTTCTATTGTTGACAAATACATTGGGTCCAAGGACAAGAAACCAGTGATGGTTGTGTTGGACTCGTTAGGGATGTTGTCAACCGAAAAGGAAATGAACGATACATCAGAAGGAAAGACCACCCGAGACATGACAAGAGCGCAAGTCATCAAAGCAACATTCCGTGTGTTGACATTGAAGTTGGGACGAGCAGGAATTCCGTTGGTGATGACTAATCACACCTATAGCATCATTGGTGCATATGTTCCAATGAAAGAAATGGGCGGTGGTACAGGATTAAAGTATGCTGCATCTACTATTGTCTATCTATCCAAGAAGAAGGACAAGGAAGGTAATGACATCATTGGTAATATTATCAAATGTAAACTCTACAAAGGAAGACTCACCAAAGAGAACAAAGAGGTAGAGGTGCAGTTGAACTACGATACTGGATTAAATCCCCATTACGGATTGGTTCCTATTGCAGTCAAATATGATATATTTAAGAAGGTGTCAACTCGCATCGAACTTCCAGATGGTAAGACTGCATTTGAGAAGTCAATTAACGGTAATCCAGAAAAGTACTTCACAGAGGGTGTGATGGAAAGACTAGAAGAAGCAGTTGCAATAGAGTTTAAGTATGGTAAAGTACAGGAGGAAACACACAATGAGTAAAAAATATGAGTATGATGAGACTTCATCAATTGGGTTGGATGAAAACCTACCGATCAAAATTATCGAAGGGAAATATGAAGGGGTGGTTTATCGTTATGGTAAAATCAATTTCTCAGAAAATGGAGAACATGTTCGTTGTAATTTCAACTATGACATTATTGAAAATCCCAACAACATCACGGAAGATCAAGAGTTTATTAACTTCTTGGGTGAAATTGTGGTTGAAGTGCTTGATGAAGAGATACATGAACTTGGAGATGATTTTCTCCGATCAGGTTCACCGACAGACCCGGAGGTAGAAGAAGAAAGTGAAGTCGATTGAATTTGTTGTTCTAGAGAATTTAATACACAATGACGAATATTCTCGTCGTGTTATTCCATTCCTGAAGAGTGATTATTTTCACAGCAAACAGGAGAAGGTTCTGTTTGAGAGCATTCGTGATTTTGTTTTGCAGTATAATAGTCTCCCTACCAAGGAGGCGATATCAATTAATCTAGATAAAAACAAGAGCATAACAGAAGATGAATATAAGGGCATTTCGGATATACTAGATAGTCTGGAGAAGAAGGAAACTCTTCCCGATCAAAAATGGTTATTAAAAGAAACTGAAAACTTCTGTAAAGATAAGGCGGTGTATAATGCGATTATGGAATCAATTCACATCATCGATGGGAAGTCAGCGTCAAAGACAGAGAATGCAATCCCACACATCCTTTCGGACGCACTCTCGGTCTCCTTCGACACCCACATCGGACACGACTACATCGAAGACTCAGACGAACGATTTGAATTCTACCACCGAGTCGAACAAAAAGTCCCCTTCGACTTAGATTTCCTCAATACAATCACTGGTGGTGGGACAACACCAAAGACTCTCAACATCATAATGGCGGGAACGGGCGTCGGTAAGTCTCTCTTTATGTGTCATCATGCAGCAAGTTGTTTGAGTCAAAATTTGAATGTTCTTTACATTACATGTGAAATGGCAGAAGAAAGAATTGCAGAACGCATTGATGCGAATCTCATGGACATTACGATGGATGATCTGAAAGATCTCCCCAAACAAATTTATGACAGTAAACTAAACACAAAGACTGCTGGGATTACAGGTAAGTTAATCATCAAAGAATACCCAACTGCAACCGCTAATGCAAATCACTTTAGGATTTTGTTGGATGAACTCGCAATGAAGAAGAAGTTTAAACCAGACATTATATTCATTGATTATCTCAACATCTGTGCATCTGCAAGGTTGAAGTCTGGTGGCAATATCAATACCTATCAATATGTTAAATCAATCGCAGAGGAACTTCGTGGACTTGCAGTAGAATATAACGTCCCGTTGTGGTCTGCAACACAGACAAATAGAGCAGGATTTTCAAGCACAGATGTTAGTCTTGAAGACACATCAGAATCTTTCGGACTTCCCGCAACTGCGGATTTCATGATTGCGTTGATTGCAACAGAAGAACTAGATGAACAAAATCAGGTTCTTGTGAAGCAGTTGAAGAATCGATATAATACCACGGTGGTTAATAGAAAATTCATTCTTGGAATCAACCGTGCAAAGATGAAACTGTATGACGTAAAGAAAGATCAACAGGCGGGATTGTCTCAATCAAATCAGAGCGGCACGTCAACACTAGGTTCTGGTTTTGATGGTGAGAGTTTTGATGAGAAGTTTAAAACATCCAAAGAGAAATTTTCTGAGTGGAAGGTATAGTGAATGAGTACATTCATAGACAAGAAATTCATCAATATGATTTCACCACAACTGGAAAGGTTTGCATGGAAGAAAGATAATCTTGCAAATACTAGATGTCCTATCTGCGGAGATTCAACAAAGAACAAGAACAAAGCGAGAGGTTATTTCTACCAGAAAGGTAATGATTTCTTTTATAAATGTCACAACTGTGGCGCAGGAATGAACCTATATAATTTCTTAAAGGAAGTTTCACCTTCTCTATGTAAAGAGTATTCATTGGAGAGATATCGCAATGGTGAAAATGGAAAGTCAAACTACAAGAAGCCCAAGGAAGAGGATTTGTTTAAATTCAAAGATTCAAAACCTAAGTTTAAAAAGAAAGATAAAATCCTTGATAGGTTGGACGTTCTTACTGATCTTCCTGATACTCATCCTGCTGTAATCTTTGCAAACATGAGAATCATCCCGAATCAGTTCTGGAGGTATCTATACTTCACAGAGGATTTCGGTTCCTTTATGAAGGAGTTGGATCCAGATTGTCTTCCTGTCGGAGCAGAGCCACGATTGGTGATTCCGTTCTTCAACAGTCATGGAGATGTGGTTGGCGCACAGGGTCGTGCAATAAACATGACAGACGAAGCAAACGCACGACAGACTATCAAATATCTAACAGTCAAGGGTGACAAGTCCATCGACCGTTTGTGGTATGGGATGTGGCGCACCAATCCAAAGAAGAGAGTCTATGTGGTAGAAGGACCAATCGATTCTATGTTCCTCCAGAACTGTGTTGCAATCGTTGGTGCAGGTGCGTTGAAGAACATTCCTGCACGGTTCGCAGACTCAGAGATGACTTGGATAATGGACAATGAACCACGCAACCGACAGGTGAATGCATACGTTGAGAAGTTGATTGAGTTGGGAAGGGATGTGTTCATCTGGCCCGACAACATCGACGAGAAGGACATCAACGACCTTGCATACAGAATGTCAACTCGTAAGATTCAGAAGATGATTGACGAGAACACATTCAGTGGACTGAAAGCAACACTGAGGTTTCGTGATTGGAGAAAAGTATGAAACAATATTTGAAAATCGGACAACACTTGAAATGTGGTAGACATTCAGCCATACCTTGGTGTTGTATTTTTTGGTTCGTGACATTTTGGAATTTATTTTTCATTCGTAATACCATCGTTCCCAACAGCAAGAATCACGAATTGAAAGAAAAATGGAATCGGTGGTATCTTAAATTTACATGCACACCCTCGGATGGAAATCCTCTTGGGTGGGAGTATATCCCATGTCCGTTGTGTTTGATTATGAAACGTAATGTCGGAAGACCTTTGAAGTGTAAATGTGGAGAAGAAGAAGTATCAACTAATGGCTAAACGTGTTTGGTATTGGACAACTGAAGAATTAAATATAATTAAAGAGCATGGTTCTTCTATGCTGATAAAAGAATTGATGGAATTGCTTCCTAATCGTACAGCAGACTCAATTCATTATAAAAGGGGAAGTCTTGGTATTACTATTGATGATAATACGAGACAACGAATGCTAAACACTAGACGAGGTAAGGTCACTCCTGTCTATGGTGTTGGTATCAATGACTTGTGTGATGATCCTAATTATAATACAATAAAATACGATCATTCATCAGGAAAGAAAAAAGTTATTTGGAAATGTCCGTTCTATGAAAAGTGGACAGGAATGTTGTATAGGTGTTATGGTTCTGATGCTCCTGCTTATAAAGGTTGTACGGTAAGCGAAGAATGGCATTATTTTAGTAATTTTAAGAAGTGGATGGAGTCACGGTCTTGGGAAGGTAAACAAATTGATAAGGATATACTTGTACCTGGTAACAAAGTATATGGTGAAAAGTTTTGTTTACTTGTTACTAGGGACTTGAATAATATAATTATTAGTAATGAGTATGAAAGAGGAGAGTTACCTAAAGGCGTGTCTCCTGTAATCAATAGGGATAAAACCACGACAAGATACCATGCTCGACAGTCTAAGTATGGAAAGGACTGCCATATAGGGTATTTTGATACAGTAGAAGAAGCGGCGTTGGCGTATAGAGAACACAGACAAGCATACCTACTTGAAGTGGCAAATGGTTTGACTTTGAATGATACATCAGACGTAGAAGCAACACGGGTGGCGTTGTTGCGTCATATGGAATTGGAATTGATTGTATGACTACACCTATTGGTAAACTAATCAAAAAAGAACATGCTATCAAACGTAAGTTGAAGCCGCTCAGAGAAAAGCATAAAGGTGCAAAGGATAGTAAGACTATCATAGCATGTGAATTAAAGATAG